AGTTACAGAGCTAACTGTAGCTACCTGATAAGGGAACTCTATAAAGTGGAAGCTGTCTAAATAAAATACATAAGTAGTACTCTTAAAGTGTCTGCCTGTATAGTCCTGGATAGACTGTACGGCGCTGTTTATTATAGCCGTTATAGTTGCGTCTTCGTCTGAATGATCCACACGTAGCCACTCTTTCATATCTGAGAGAGATATAAGATCCGTTCCTGTAGGTTGTGCTGCGTATGTAAAATTCATAATGTAATTTTTTTAATAATAAAAAAGAGGGCGAGCGTTAGACCCGCCCCCCGTTTCTATATATTGTTTTTTTAGATTGCGCCTGTAACTGAAGCGTATGCCCCCGCTTGACGTACATCTACATCGTAGAACTTATTTAAGTGTAGAGCTATCTGAGCTGTACCAGCATTAGAATAAGGATCTACTAAAAGATCTAAGCCTCCAAAATAAGCTAAAATGAGCCCTTGAGCCCAGTCACCGAAAATAATAGAGCCTTTATCTGTTGCGCTGTCTAAAAGGTTTGGAGTAGCTGAAGCCGGGAAGCCGTCAAAGCTTTGTCCTTGCCAGAAAGCATCAATTGAATCAACCGTAGCTAGGTCTCTAGATACTTTCCATCCTGTTGGAGACATAGCCCACTTACAATCTGCAAAGTTTCCACCCTCTGCTAATACTTCTTTTTCCATATTGAAGAGAATAGCTGGGGTTAAAGTTGTAACCGCTGTATTGTTAGCCGTCATTGCTTTAGCAAATGCTGCCTTATCAATAGTTTCGTTAATTCCAGCCGACAACTCACGAGCGATGAGCGTATCTACAGAATTTCCTCCTTGCAAAATTAACTGTTTTGAAAATAGAGTTCTGCTCGCGCAACGAGTAGGCGTTAAATTAATCTCGTCTAACTCCATGCCACTAGCTGCGTCTAGACTCACTTCCGTTTCATCAGTTCCTTCAGCTTTAGCGCTTACTCGTGGGAACTTGAGATTCCCTGTTGCTCCGTGAATTGTTGTAGCTCCTAGCTGCTCGATCATAGTAGGCGCTCGTAGTGCCTCAATTACTCCCGGTACATTAGTAGGAACATATCCTGAGCCGTCTCCTGTTGGGGTTGCTTGGAAGTTGTCAGCTGAACCAGCACGTAGAGCCGCTTCAGGGATTCCGATTTGTCCAGTCATCTGTAAGCCGCGAGCTTGCATCTCAGAGCGTGCCTCTTGAGCCCACTCGGCTTCTGCACCTTCTAAGCCTCTACCTTGAGAGACAGCCTCTACAGCGCGAGATAAAGAGAAGCTTCTGTTCGTGCGGTCCATATCTTTGGCCTCACTTACTGAGGAGCCNGCNAAGTTCGCCTGGCGAGCTATCATCTCCTCNTGNGTAGAGCGNANNTTAATCTTNTTATCTAANCGTAAAATTTCGCCGTCTAGATAAGACTCTCTCGCCTCCTCTTCATTTGTGAGCTCTCGCCCTTCTGTTTCTGTGAGCTCAACTAGAGCTACGTGCTCCTCGTAGTTTTTACTACGTAGAGTCTTTAATTCATTTAAATTCATTTTTTTACTTTTTACTTTTTTTATTTTGGCGCTGGCTTTTGGCTCAGCTGTTCTTATTTCTTTTGTTGGCTCCTCCTCCTCTCTAGCTACCACAGTCGCCTCTTTATACGCTGGATACGTGACGGGGCTAACGTCCAGTAATTGAGCCACCTCCTCAACCTTCCGCGAGCTCCTATCTTCGCTCCAGCTTTGCTCTTTGATTGTGAACGCAAACGAACTCTGAGAGATATCACCCCTTTGAATAGACTCGTATAGATCTGTCGCATATTGCTGATTGCCTAGTTTTACTCTGTATTTTAAGCCTATGTCATCACTTGTAAGCTCTAGAGTGCCAGCGCTAGTACGTCCTAGCACTAAGCTAGGGTCGTGATTAATGAGCGCTCTTACATCATTCTCTAACACGTTATCAAAAGCGCCCCTAGAGATAGACTCCATGAATGGACCTATATTCGTCTCAGTTTCATATTTAGCAGCATAGCCCTCTATAATGCGCTCGCCGTTCTCTTCTCTAGTTTGTAGAGTGCTGTCATGCTTAGAGTAGTGAGCCGCTGTTAAAAGCTCGTTTCTTTTTTCGTCATTCATTAGTTGTACTTTTTGAGATAGAAGCAGAGTACTCCTCTACTTTATCGAGTGAGATTTGATTAACCTGGCACAAATGAACATCTCCTCCTTCTACAGGATTAAGTTCTAGATCTTGCCTCACCTCATTAATTGAGAGCACTCCACTCTGGAGCAGCTGAGTGAAGTAGTTTGCTCTGGCTGTACTATCTCCTCTCTGAAGATCCTCAAGCCTAAATTTTGTATATATCTCTGGACGTTGGAAAGCTGGTATTAACTTCCTGTCTACTTCTTGCTCTATCCTTTGAGCCCAGGGNACAATAGTGTGACGTGCAAACATGAGATTTTGCTGCTCTGTATTGCTATAAGTAGTTTGCCCTGGCAACATAACGAGNGCAGGAGGCACGTTATAGATTCTACATATCTCCTGAGCCTGGAAAGCGCGAGTCTCTATAAACTGCGCCTCATCAGGAGAGATTGAAATTCTTTGATATTTAAAACCGAACGGCATCAGCTTTGTACCAGCTTGAGCTGCTCCGTGATTCCATGAGCCCTGGATAATATCCATCTGCTCCTTTTTCAAGGGCTGGTCCGAAGTAAGTACTCCTGTCATTTGACCCGATTGGCCAAAGTATTCGGCTCCAAAGTCTTGAGCGCTTTTAGCAAGTCCTAAGTTGTCTCTATGTAGTCTGATAGGAGACATCCTTTGTAGGTTGCAAATCTCTAGCATGTTCTCAGGTCTTACTATACCATGATCTTTAATGCTGTACACCTTCTCTCCTTTAACCTCTCTTAGATCTACATCTGAAAAGTGTACAGGATGTAAGGCTATTGCTGCTCCTCTTAGATCTCTCTCTATAACAGCGTATCCCATACCATAAACTAAAGCCGAGGCCGTTATCGTTTCCCAAAACTCGAACGCTGTTTGATACTCGTTAGGCTTAATTTTTATAAGATCATGAGTAGAATGTAAGTTAGCTATTTCTACCTCGTTTCCTTCTCTCTTATATAGATCTAAACCTAGAGAGGCTATAGTAGTAGCTATCTTATAAACGCAAGCGTAAACAGTACTAATAGCCATAGCATTAGACTCTGTTATATTTGCTCCTGATTTTGTGAGGCTGTAGATTCCAGCTGCTTCTGCTATTGTGTTAGGGTCGTACTTCCCTACTCGCTGGAAGCGAAAAAGCCCTTGTATCCTGTCTTTGAGTTTAGCCATGCGCGAGCGCATTTTAAGGCTAATACTCTAGAAGATATTAACTATAGCGTAACGATATCTAACAAAATATCCTCATCGTTATTAACGTTTTGTACGTAGCTGTTGAGTGCAATAATAGAGGCTATTACCCCGTCTACTTTTTTATTTTCCTTTTGCTCTTTTATAACTCTCTTATTCTCGTTGTTGTCTGTATAGATTATAGCACAACCGAATTGCCAGCGTAGGCATCTATTGCCTCCATGTATTACGTTCCCTTTCATTATCTCCATCTCCATCTCTTTAGTCGGTCCGTTCATGCTCGTAATGTTCTGAGCCATTGGCTGCATGGTTATTTCTTCTTCTGTGAGCTCTGCGACTATGTAAGTACTAAATTTAGGGTCGTATCCTATCTCTCGAACGTCATATTTAGCGCATTGGTCCAGGATATACTGCTTAACAATTCTGTAGTCTGTTACATTGCCGGGCGTTATGGTTAGATCTCCCTCCCTCTCATAGCTTAAATAATCCACTCCGGCCGCAAGTTTCTTATTGTGAGCCTTAACCGAGTTAACGAATTGATGACAAAGCATGTAAAAACAGTTGTTTTCGTCATCTCTAAAGATCAATGCAAAGGCTGTCAAGTCTTGAGTACTCGCTAAGTCTAAACCTCCGTAGGCTGGTAAACTTGGGAGCCTGTCGAATGGAATAGGCTTATCTCCTTTCATATATATGTCATCAGGTATCCAGGCTGTCTCTGCGCTAGTCCAAATGTTTAGATGTAAGCGTAGAAAGCTGTTTATCATGGAAGGATTAGCCTTTGCTTTTTTTACTGCATCCATGAAGTAAGCCTCGTTACAAATAGATCCGTAGCCCGGATTAGCTTTTTTCCATGTTTTAGGATCAGTCCAGTCCATATCTGTCTCAGCCTTGTATAATACCGGTAAAAAGCTGTCATCTTCTATAGATCCGTTGAGTAGTCCTTCGCTGTATTCGTGCATTTCGTAGCATATACTAGCTCTATCGTGGCCGGCTGTAGTAAGTGATATTATTAAAGGTTGCCTCCTAGCTCCTACAGAAGTAGTCAGTACATCCCATAGCTCCCTATTCGGTTGAGTATGGAGCTCATCGAATATAATACCATGACAGTTTAAGCCATGCTTCGTGTAAGCTTCAGCGCTAATTGATTTATACCAGGAGCTTTTGTACTCGATTGTATTCCTTAGAACTTTAGCTTTAGAGCGCAAATGTTTATTGTTCTTTATCATTTCTTGCGCGATATGATATACAATATTCGCCTGGCCTCTATCTCCAGCTGCGCTTATTATCTCTGCTCCTGGCTCTCCGTCAGCAAACATTAGATAAAGAGCTAGAGCAGCGGCTAAATTGCTCTTTCCGTTTTTTCTAGGTATCTCTACGTAGCAAGTCCTGTATTTTCTATAGCCGGTATCTTTACTCTTCCAGCCGAATAATGGCCGTACAATGTCATCTTTTTGCCATTGCTCCAGGATAAAAGCTTTACCAGCTAGCTCTCCTTTGACATGGCTACAAAATTGCTCAATAAAATTCACAGCTCTATCCGCTGCCTCTTCGTCAAAGTAGTATTTCATTCTCTTTTAGTTATGATATTAAGTGAGTTCATTCACAATTAGTACATATATATCAGTCGTGTACACTTTTTGTACTCTTATTGTAGTCTTATAATCAGGTTAGGCCTGACATTAACGTTCACTTTTTTACCCTCGTTGGACATACGAGAGTAATATGTTCATTTTAATACCTCTCTTAATTCTTTAAGCCTGTCGAGATATGGAAGATATGTCCTCTTCCCTTTATTAGCTTTAACAGTCTTTAGATGGCTCTCTATAAATAAAGAACAGTTTTTTATAGTGCTAAAAGTATTTAACTTAATAGGCTCTGAAGGTATGGCCGCTTTTTTAAAGTAAGCCTCTAGCTCTTTAATGTCTTTATCCCAGCTCATCTCAAAAACTCTTTAAGCTCATCTCCCTCTTCTACGTCATCTCCAGCCCACTTCTCTAAGCGTTGTAGTATAGCTTGCTTTCTCATTCTAGCCTCCTTGAGCTGTTGCCACTCTGGACGCATCCTAGAGTATATGTCTCCACTCTTACCAGTTACCTGGTAGCAAGTTCCGTGAAGATCACAGTACGTTTGTAGATGGAACTCCTCAGCCTCCACGCATGAGAGCGTATAGATTAGAGATTGAACTCCAGGCGTTAATGTTTTGGCTGCTCCGTACTGTAGTACTTTGAGATCTTGGATCTCCTGTTGTAAAGTTTTCTTTGTCATATTGTTTTATTTATAATTGTCCGTATTTATTACTTGAAAAATTGGGAAGCCCGTATTTTATCTTAGAAGTATCTTGCTCCATGCTTTCGCCGCAATTATCACAGTAAACATTATTTACCCATTTACCCTCTACGAATCTAATTGTACATTTAGATACTTCTTTTATCTCTCCAGGAGAGCACTTACATTTAAAATCTGGCATTTTTTCTTTGTTTATAGTCCACAGTAACCGCTATCACAATCAACAAGCTCGTTGAAATTGATCTCATGTTGTGGTTTGTGTTTCTTAATTTGTTTGTATGTAATCT